TGCCATTTGAGATAATGCTGGATGCTGAAATCTTTAGTTGGTACATAAACACATTCCACATCAACGGTGTTAGTACATTGCTGAGCCGATTGGTATACAAATACCTAAAGGTGGACTATTCCCAGTTTTATGAAGACCTATTTGAATTCTTGCAGCAAGATAAATGGTTTGTGCGTGAACAAACAGAAGTACGTCAATACTTTGCTAATTGGATGACTCAAGGACAGATCCGCCATCCCAACATTGGGGGTATCGAGATTCACGGATGGAACTTGATTCACCGAAGTATCTTGAACATGCATGTGGATCATCAGTATGACAATATCTTTGCCAAATTGGAGCAGTTTATGCAACGCTATAATTTGCCCAAGGATTTGTTGGTAGCAGCCATGGCTTTTCAGAAAAAGTACTTGGTGGCATATGATGATATTCATACCTATCCGCAGCAGCTGAATCTAGAGTACAATCTCTGGGATTACTTAACGTTTGACGAGCCGTTGCAGCAACAAACAATTACGTATAATCTAGATTTTCCCGAAGACAAAAGCATGAGCTTTCCTAGATTTCTAGAATTGTTTTATTTTGCACGTCGTAGAAATTTTGGCAAGGCCTTGGTTGAACGCATAGACAACAACAATAACAGTGCACGTCGCGGTAGTGCAGCAGCACAAGCTATGTTGACCGATCAATGACTATATTATTTACATTTGGTGATCTATTGCCAAGCTGAGTGACAAAATCTGAAAATGGTGCTAAAATGCAACAAGAATCATTAAATCTTGCAAAAAATTCTCGTAAATCGGGAATGACAACAATACCAAGACTATAGAAAAACATTTGAAAATTATGATTTTATTAAACAAAAAAGGATTTAGATGTCGAAATTAAATTATACAGAAGTATTTTACAGTATTCAGGGCGAAGGCAGGTACATGGGAGTACCAAGTGTGTTCCTTCGTATGTTTGGATGTAATTTTCGTTGTAAGAATTTTGGTCGATACAAACAAGATATTCTTGATCAAGACGTCACACATAATCCGGAAGTTATTGAAATTATTAAAAATATAGATCAATACACAACCTTCAAGGACCTTCCCTTAGTAAGCACCGGATGCGATAGCTATAGTTCGATCTATCCCGAATTTAAGAAATTTGTTGTTAAAGAAAGTTCAGCTGATCTTGCAGATCGCATTGCAGAAATTATTCCGCACGGTGAGTGGCGAGACGAGCATTTGGTCATTACAGGTGGTGAGCCCTTGTTGGGTTGGCAACGTGCTTATCCCGACTTGTTGGAGCATGACAAAATGCGGAGTCTCAAAGAGATCACGTTTGAGACCAACGGTACTCAGAAACTTACCAAAGAGTTCAAAGCATACTTGAGGGAGTGGTCCAGAACACGAAAACTGTTCGATAAGGGCGGAGAGATCACATTCAGCGTCAGTGCTAAACTACCATGCTCAGGTGAGAAGTGGGAGGATGCTATTTGTCCAGAAACGGTGTGTGAATATGAACAAGTTGGTACAGCTTATCTCAAGTTTGTGATTGCCACAGAGCAAGACTTTGAAGATGCGCAACGTGCCGCAGCAGAGTTTAGAGCAGCTGGATTTACTGGGCATGTGTATTTGATGCCTGTGGGCGGTGTGGAAAGTGTGTATGCGCTCAACAACAAGGCAGTGGCCTTAAAGGCTATGAAGGCAGGACTACGCTATAGTGACAGACTTCAAGTTCCCTTGTTCAAGAACGAGTGGGGGACATAAATGTTCAATAAACTCAAAGATTGGTTTGTCAAAAAGCCGGTTGCTGCTGCAACTGTTCCAAAGGTACCCAAACCAAAAACTCCCGAAAAAACTGCCAAACAACTTGCTACCGAAAAAGACGAGCCGTATATTGCAATACTCAAACTAGACATTGATCCAGAAAATTTGCATCAAGGTGCATTTGAACTTGATTGGAATGACAAGTTTATAGCCAACCTGGTTCGAGCAGGGTACATGATGAAACCCGACGATGATGATTCACAGATTATTGATCGTTGGTTCCAAAATGTGTGCAGACATGTGGTAATGGAAACATGGGAACAGGAACAAGCCATCAAGAATTCCGGAGTGTACGTAAACACACGTGACCTGGGCAATGGCAGGACCGAGATATCATGATATTCAATCACATTAAACAACTCAAAGCAGACGGAAAAAAAATTGGCATTGTTTTCAGTGCCTTTGATATGCTGCATGCTGGCCATGTGGCCATGCTTGCAGAGTCTAAAAATCATTGTGATTATCTCATTGCTGGCCTACAAACTGATCCCACTATTGATCGCCCGGATTCCAAAAATACCCCGGTACAAAGCATTGTGGAACGACAGATACAATTGGCAGCATGTCGATATGTAGACGAAGTTGTGGTGTATCAAACTGAACAAGATCTTGTGGACTTGTTGTTGATACTGCCAGTAGACGTGCGCATGTTGGGAGTAGAATATGAACACAATAATTTTACTGGTCGGGACGAATGCCAGGACTGCAACATTGAATTGGTGTTTAACCGTCGAGACCACAGTTTTTCTAGTTCAAGTCTTCGCAAACGTGTGGCACAAGCAGAAACAGCAAAAGCACTGACACAAAAATGACATTGTTGTATGTCAACGGTGACAGCCATGCCGCGGCTGCTGAAGCGGTGGTGCCACATGCATGGGCCAAGGATGATGGCTTATTCTGGGGTCTTGACCGAAAACCACATCCTGACAACGAGCGTGTGAGTTTTGGTTGCAAACTAGCCAATTGGCTTGACGCAGTGCTGTATCTTGATGCACAATCTGGCGGCAGTAATCCTAGAATTATTCGAACCACCAAGGAATGGATTTCTAACAACAGCAACATCTTGGATGATACCGTTGTATTGATACAGTGGAGCACCTGGGAAAGACAAGAATGGTTTCATGACAACATCTGGTGGCAAGTTAATGCGTCGGGAGTGGACCATGTTCCGAATGAGTTGCAGCAACAATACAAACAATTTGTGGCCAACGTTGACTGGGTTGATTGCACAAGAAAAGCACATGAAACTATATGGCAGTTCCATTGTTATCTCAAAGATCTTGAAATACCACATTTGTTCTTTAATGCCAACAGCCATTTTGCAATGCCTTACCGAAATGAGAATAATTTAACAGTTCCGGTAATTTCTGAGCTAAATCAAAAAGACTGGGGCACAAGTTACATCAGCCCATACTCTGCTGAAATGACCTATAGCAGTGTGTTAAAAAACAACGGATTTGCAACAGTCAGCCCAGATAGTTATCATTTTGGAGCTGATGCTCATTGCTTTTGGGGCAAATATCTGTTAAACTACATGAAACAACATAATCTTTTGGACCCTGATGAAATACCTTCTTATTGACACGTCTAACCTTTTTTTCCGTGCCAGACACTCAGCACACCGGGCCAGCGACGCTTGGACCAAATTGGGCTTTGCTTTGTACATCACACTCATGAGTGCCAACAAAGTGGTCAAGCGTTTTCAAGCAGATCATGTGGTGTTCTGTCTTGAAGGTAGATCATGGCGCAAGGATCACTACAAGCCTTACAAAGCAAATCGTGCAGTTGCCAGAGCTGCAATGAATGATGAGCAAGCAGAAGAAGACAAGCTGTTCTGGGAAACATACGATTCACTTACCAAGTATCTTTCAGAAAAGACAAACTGCAGTGTTATTCGTGATCCCATTGCAGAAGCTGATGATATCATTGCACGCTGGGTCCACTTACATCCCAATGATGAGCATATTATTGTCAGCAGCGACACTGACTTTGTGCAATTGATTGCGCCCAATGTTACACAATACAACGGTATCACTGATGAACTGATCACGCTGGATGGCATTTTTGATGTCAAGCACAAATTGATAAAAGACAAAAAGACAGGTGTTCCCAAGGTGGTCCCTGACCCAAAATGGTTGCTGTTTGAAAAGTGCATGCGTGGAGACTCCAGCGACAATGTGTTCAGCGCTTATCCTGGTGTGCGCACCAAAGGTACCAAGAACAAAGTGGGTCTTGAGGAAGCATATGCAGACATGGGCAAGAAAGGATATGCCTGGAACAACCTTATGCTGCAACGATGGACAGATCACAATGATGTGGAACACCGTGTGTTAGACGACTATGAGCGAAATTGCAGTCTTATTGATCTAACTGCACAACCGCAGGAGATCAAACACACAGTTGATTCTGCGATCCGCAAGCAGGTTAGCCACAAGGATGTGGGACAAGTGGGCAGTCATTTTTTGAAATTCTGCGGCAAATACGAACTTACCAAGGTTGCTGATTCAGCAGACAGCTTTGGTCGTTGGCTTAATACAACTTATAAAGGAGTTTTAGATGATACTAGCAAAACCAGTGATAGCTAACAGGTACTGGATTCTCAAACAAGACAATCAAAAGGTTGGAATTGTTGAAGCAGGGGACGACGGCTTTGTTGTAAAAATTCGAGACCAGGTGATCAAGTACAAGACCATCAAAATGGCCGGGCGAGAATCAAATATTGAATTTGAAAACACCAAAGATGATGTTCCTGTTGATACTAATTTGGTTTATGGGTTTGACGTAACTGGTGTAGTGTATAATCCACTGTGGGACGTCAAGCACAAATTACCGTTGTTCACTCGTGACAACAAAAGTAAATCATGGTTT